CCCAGCCGAATATAAGGGTTCGCATTAATTTCCGTTTTATTTCGACCGGGGGTCACCACTTCTCCTCGGTCAACGGCGGTTTGTGTTCCGCTCTCCCCATCCTGTCAGGATGCCCGACCGTCTCATGGCAATCTCGACAGCACGCAGTCAAGTTTCGCTTAACCGTGCCGTCTCTCTGCACCACATACTTTGTCAATTCATACTGTGGATATTTGTCACGGTGATACTCGTGATGCACGTGTGTTGCCTTAACGTAATATCCTCGCGCCTTGCAGTATTGACACTCATAATGTTGTTCTCTTAATACTTCTTGTCGTAGTCGTCGCCATGCCGCCCTATTATAGAACGGATCACATTGATACTTCATTACCGCAAGCCCCCACCCCTAGCCATATAACGCGGTGTATTCCCCTCGCACGATCGCGCAGCCTTATTTATATACAATAGCAAAGGGACGCCGAAGCGCCCCATAACTGTTAGCCGTAACCTTACAGCTTTTATCATCTATATTATACCACATTATGCCGTTTATTCTTACAGCTTTTTTATAGTATATTTTGTGAACAACATTACTTCTTGTGTCCTCTCATGTTTGCATACCGTCTTAACCCCATATCTTTTATCTGATATACTCTCGTTGTAGATATGTTTAATTTCCTTGCCGCTCTGACTTCCCAACAGTTATCGCGATTGACAAAGCACATGTCAAGCGCTATACGTTCGTCCGATGGCAACGCATCAAGTGCCGCTAACGCTGGTATACATGTCCCATATAACGCTGCGTATTCACCGCATACCGTATCGCAGTTGACTATCAGTGTGCCTATCTTATCCTCGTAACGTGTCCCACCACCGGGCATTGGCGTTGACGAGTTCACACTACCTCCTAAACTGTATTTAGCTGATTCCAATTCTGCGATACGCACTTTCATACGTTCGAGCGATTTCAACTTATATCCGAGTAGCTTTAATTCTTCTACCGCTTCTTGGTATATGTAGTTCAATAGTTACCTCCATCACTGTATCGGTTTGAGTTGTTGTACGCTGTCAGGATAAAACGACCATCCGCCCCAATTGGCGTTACTATATTGTGCACCATATAGCCATGAATTTAATTCTATCTTTTTGTTTGTGAGTGCCGCGTTTTCTATTGGGTCAATTGCGACGTGTGTTTCTATGTATTCTTTTTGCTTTATATAATAATTTATGCTTTGCGGAGCTCCGACCATCCCGAATATCGCTATCAATAATGTAACAAGTCCTATTGCCATCAATATCGATCCCAATAACACCGATACTGTATCGTCCCACCAATACCGAGCACCTATATAAATTATTGCAATTGACGCTACAATAAGTGCTCCGGACAATATCCACCAGTTCATACTGTTTATCCTCCTTATTATTTCCACTCTTTGCGTTTGCCGTCAAGCCGTATTGTGTCTGGATAAAATGCTGTTGGCTTCATCTGCCCGCGAATTGGATAACCACCGTAATCAAGCCATGACGTGCAAACAAATATCAATGTATTATTTTTGTTTATTTTATTATTGTGCGGGTCGAATATAAGCCGTGCGGACGGTGTCTTTGTAGGACGGTGCGTATGGCCTGTAATTGATATATCGACGCCTTCTATTGCCATGTGGTACGCGTCTTGTCTGCTTGTCCCACTTCCGAGAAGTGAACCGCCGCCACTACCATGCGAAAGATATATCATATACGCTGCTTGCTTATTGTTTTTCTTTTCGCCGAGTGAAATTTTTATAAATCCCGCATCTCCAGCGTAAGCGTTTGGTATTCCGAGCTGGTCGAATATATCTTCTGTTATATCTGCGCTTGTTTCTTTCGCGCACCGATATTCATGATTTCCGTACACTCCGCCAACAATTTTATATCTTATCGGTTCGAGCATTTCTATCATGCGCTTTTTTTGTTGGTGCGGTGTGTATTTTTCTTCGTATGTATTAGAAACAGAGGACTTGATTCCGTTGTTTATCAGATCACCCGCTAACAATACGGCAGCATTATCATCTTTGGATATGCGCTCTATGTATTCTGCAAATTCTCGTTCTCTGCATTCGGCCGCCCCAAGATGAACATCTGATATTGGGTATAGCGTCAAATATTCCATATCGCGCGGATATTCTTTCGTGATTACTTTCAACGCATACCTCCCAATAGGAAACAAATTCTTTTTAATACTCTATATCTATTATATATAAATATTGTAATGTTTTTAATGATGATCCATGAACGCATAATTAATCATAATTTATTCATATCGTAAGTCTATCAATGTCGTTTTCCTCCAAAAATTTATTATGTATTTATGCCAATGCGGTAATCCACAAATTAACAAGTTGATATACCACGCACACTATTCCTACCAGTATAAGTATGCCACTTGATATCATATAAGGTATAAACCACTCTTTTACTTCTGTCTTGTCATTTTTTTCTCCTATTGTTATATTGTTCATATTTGGGGCGATTTTCGGTGGTGGTCAGGTGGTCAGTGGTCAAGCACTTTTTTTACTCCTTTGTATATATCACATCCTCTCATTTTTACAAACTGATTGAAAGTATTTACTTGACCACCAAAAAGAATAGTAAATAAGTAGTATAGTAAAGGGGATTTTCGGTGGTCAAGCAGATTTTCGTTTACTTGACCACTTTCTGTAAGATAATAGCAACAATTACTTATGATACCATAGTTGTGAACGCACGAAATATTTATGATTTATAAAGTTTACACAATCCGCTTTTGCTTGACCACCAACTTGTAAACATGATATTAATTTTCTATGATTGTTTACAATTTACAAGCTCATATCCTCGGTCTGGTGTAGATGAACCGTTAATTTTAACCCTCCTGTCGTATTCGTCATAAACACCCTTTGCAACCTTTCTAAACTCTGGATGGAATCTGGTTGATGCAAGTGCTTTGTGCCCGTTGGATTCGCACCACTTTGCATAATCAAAATAGAGCGTTTTTCTGCTTATTGTCTTCGGCGGGTCGTCCATAAAATCTTCAAAGAACACCTCAACGGGGTTGCTTGCCTGTCGGAACGCTTTCATAAGTCCTTGATGCTCGTCTGTTTCGGTGAAGCTGCCAAAGAACAACAAATCCTTGTAGCCTTGATAAGCCCAGTTGAATATGCCGGATAGTTCTGTAAGCAACTTCGGTGCAAGGTTAACATCTTTCTGCTTCTGATATGGGTCGCCTTTCTGCGGAGTATCAACAAACTTGCAAGGGAAGTCGATTATAACAAGCCTACGCGCTAACCCGTCGGAGGTGTCAGAAGATTTAAGTTGACCGTTGCAACAAAATATAAGTTTGGTTCGTGCCCGGAAGTTTACCATGTCTTTGCCTTTGAAACATGCTTGGATAGAATCGCCTGATGATATTTGTTTTAGCTTTTCTTCTGCGGAGGTTAAGTCTGATTTAATATCGCCTGCAATGTTGACGAGTGACGAGCGCAGGTGGATGCGTTCAAAGTTGTCGGTCATTCCAACGGGGTCAATGGATGTTATGTTTTCGCTACCGTAAAGGCGTTCAAGTGTTTTTGTAAACACGGATTTGCCGTTACTGCCATCGCCAGTGAACACAAATATCTTCTCATGGCGGCAGTCGTTGAACAGTACATAGCCTGCGATAAATTGTAGATTTTCTTGTCGCTTCGGGTCTTCTGCTGTTATCTCTGAAATAAACTTTTCAAACAGCGGGCATTTAGCTTCGGGTATATAAGGGTAATTCATCTGAACAGAGCAGTAATCACCCGGCGAATGATCGCGGAATATTCCTGTTTCAAGCTCCAGTGTGCCGTTGATAAAACAGACAAGCGGGTTTTTGTCAAACTCTTGCGTGGTTAATACTTTGCTGCGCATAAGTTTCTTTACTGAATCAAGTTTGTTACCTTGTGCGTATACCCCTAAAGCATCTGCGATGTAACCGTGGATTACTTCGTCGTTGTGTAATGTCCATTTGCCACAGGACATATATTCGTAAAACCCAACAGCGGCGACATATAACAATTTGTGCGCTTTGAGTATTTCCGACACAACGGCAATCTCTAACGGCGGTCTTTTACACGATGCTTGCACCTCTTTCATCCACGCCAGCCCAAAGCGTTCAGACTTAATAACCGCAGAGAACATATCAGATAACTCCGCTTTGTCCATAAGTCGCGCCGCTTTATAGGCGAACATCTTAAATTCTTCTTTGTCCGTTAGCGATAATGCAAGAAACATTTCACCATCCTGCATTTTCAAAGCGGTTAACTCGTTGCCATCTGCATAATAATCCGATATATCTTTATATTTATTTGGTATCTCTGCAACAGCAAACTTAATTTTTCGTCCGAATAAGATGTTGCCAAAGTCTTTGGTGAATTTGCGCCCCGCATCGTCGTTGTCAAACGTGAGAACAACTCGCTTAAAGTTTTTTGCAATAGATATAACCGTTTTAAGGGCATCACGTCCGAAATATCCGCCCATTGTTGCAAGCACAGGGAATCCGCTCTGTTCAAGCGAGAGGTAATCAAACGCGCCTTCCGCTATGTATAAATCGTCGCTCTTGCGGTCGAGCGTTTGCAATCCCCACGGCTCGTTTTCGGTTATATCATCGGAGGGTGGCTTGAGGTATTTCGGTGATTGACCGTTCCGTTCACGTGCTACCCATGAAACAACATAGCCGTTTTTGTATGCCGGGATTGACAACCGCCCTGCGCCAAAGTTATATTTATGTTCGCCATTAACAATAACATCGGTGCCTTGCCCGGTATAACCCAAGCGCAGGCGGTCAATGGTTTCGTCAGTTATACGGCGTTCATGTAGGTATTCGCGGTCTGATGGGCGTAAATCCTCATACCATCCTTGTATCAATGACACGCGCCGTTGGGTGCGTTGCTGCCAATCAACAAAGTCGCTCTCGTCCGATGTAACGCCAGTGATACGCGCCAGATCGTTAATAGCAAGCCCACGATCGCCGTTGTGCATTGTCAGTGCGCATAAGTCAATTACATCTCCGCCCTCGCACGAAACAAAGTCGTGCCAGTAGTCGGCGTGGACGGAAAACGCGCTTTTGTTGTCAGAGCTTGTCCGTAACGGCGATTTACAACGGTCGCCATCTTTGCGCACAGGTAAATTTATCCGTTGGGCGTAGTCGATACAATTTATGCGGGATTTAATAAGGGGGATATCGTACATTATAATGCTCCTTTGGGGAGGTTAGATTGTAAGCTTTTCGCATAAGTCAAATAGTTATATATAAGTAATCGGCATGTTATTGTTGCAAGCGTAATGCATTTCCATCAAACACCCGCGACTTTCTTTCCAACCTTCGCACAGCCACAATTCATCGCACCTGCTTAACAACTCCAAACAATGTTCCATGCCTTTTTCATATGAAACAAGGTTGTAGTAAAACCCCGTGGCGTGTAGTGGGCTATAGAAAGTGTAATCGGGATATCGCTTTATCAGCCTCTTAATAATCTGCTCGACACGCTCAACGTTTTCTTGCTTGCCGCCGAACGGGTGCGCTATGTAAATTAACTTCATGCTTGCTTGTCCTCCGCGCTGGCAAAAATTATTTTATTAATTAAAACGTCGTTCACTTGCTTTTCAAGCTCCGCTGAATCGTTAGCGATAAGACGAACATTGAACGGGTAATTATCAAGCGAAGTTTCGCTGATGTGTTCGCGTTGCACAGACGATAATATATTTTCGTGGCTTGGGCGTTCTACGCGAACAGCCGTTGCACAATAGTCGTAGTCCATCCATCTGTCAATCTCATTCTCATACCTTGCGTCGTCTATAATAACAAAGTTGTACATATTGCGGATAACATCGCAAAGCCGGATAATGGTATCAACCCAAAAATCAGGTTCTATATCTCTGACGAAGTCTATTCCCCACCATTGCAACAGCGCACGTCCGGCTTCGTCTTTTTGCCCGTCCCATTCGAACAACATTTTAGCCGTCTGTTTAACGTAGTCGCCATATGACAGCTTCACAACTTTATATCCTTTAGCTTCTAGGCGCTCTTTTGTAATCTTTGCCGCTAAGGTTTTGCCGCTTTCGGCTTTTCCGCTGAATAAAATTATCTCCATATATCAATTATAACCTTTCTTTCGTCATAGTTTGATAACACAATATTATTTATATTGTGTTCATGTGTTGGTATCTGCTTGGCTTAGTAAATTGTGTTAATCGGGTAATCCCCGCCCATCTCTATTAGTTCGTCCGTGTCAACGTCCAGCCATTCTTTTACCTCTACACACAGCCTGCCATTGATAAACTTACCGTTGATTATGTCTGCGCCCAGCTCCGCACAGAATGCGTCTAGATTGCACCCGGCAAGCACTATGTATAGTCGGTCGTAGCGCCGCACTACCTCAACATTGTTTTTGCGAACGAACCGCCAAAAACTGCGGTATAAACATTTCTTGCTTTCTCCGATTACACATGCGTCGTCCATAATATTTCCTTTCGTTTGTTGTAATTCTGACTTTTAATAATCTTGCTTTGTGTCCGCCTGGCAAGCGGATTGTTTGGGCACCGTCGCGCACCGACCTAAACGCTGCATTGTACTTCACGCCGCTTTTTTGTGCGTATTCTTTGATAGTGTCGCATATCATCGTAGGCAACTCGTATTTGTCGGGAGTGACTTCGAGGATTATGTTCAATTTCTATTCCTTTCTTCAAGCGCTTTTTGCTGTGCTGCGGTGCGGATGATTGGTAGTATTGCTTTCATTGGTATGCTTCACCTCCGAATATATCAATCTGAGGTTCTTCGCCGCGTAACACCTTTAATATGTCGGTTTTGGGTGTGAGCCGGTCAAACGCGCACGGGCGGCGATCGAGCAGGTAATCACTCTCGAGCAAATTTAACTTAATGTCGTCGCACATTGCACAAGCGAAAGTTTTCATCTCGCGCGCCATACCGTATTCCATAAGCCGCCGCCATTTTGTGGGGTAATGCTTGCGGAGTATCTCGATGTTATTGCCTTCATAGGCTAACCCGGTGCCGCATGTATAGCAGCCGTTACGCTCGAACAGTTTGTTGCCGTCCTCGTCGGTTAGATCATATAACGGGGCGTATGGACAGTTACGAGTTCTAATATATTCCCATATATCAGTGTCATTAAAAGCAGCAAGCGGTGATGAGTATGTATAACCGTCCGCACCTTTGTAAATAAACCCATAGTCGAGGAAGGTAAACGTGCGGCGTCGGCTTTCGCTTGCTAACAATCCTCTAAACAGAGTGTCACAACCGAGCTTCTTTTGCAGTTTTTGTGAGGGTTGCTCTTTGATGAAGTTACAGCAGGAATGAGATATACGCATATCGGGAAATTTGCGGATCATGTCGTAATATTCTTTGTTACCATCAGATTGTTCCGCGCTATACTTGAGAAACACATTTATATTAATGCGCGGCGCATCGAGCTTCGTCGCGTCCTTGCCGAGAATCGGAAAACCGTATTGTTCAGCGATAAACCAAAAGCTGACTTGTGTACCTTTTTCCCAAACCAATTTACGGCGGCGGAAATCTTCCCACATTTCGGGTGTCACTGCTTCGTTGAGCTTGTCCGTTGACAGCAATCGCCCTTTTTTATTGAGATATTTCGATACCTCGCCGCGCTGTTCTATGAGTGCCCATACTTCTTTTTGTGCTTCATATTTTAGACGTGGCACTTTAATCCGATCGAGTTTCGTTTCATGGAAGTTATCACCGCCCCACTCTTTTCCGAGCCGTCGGGCAAAAAGTAGGCTTTCGCGATATTCAACACCCGTATTGCCAAATATGACTATCATGTTTTTGGCTTCCTCTGGGCACGTTTCGCGAATTAAATGCCACAATGCTGTACTGTCTTTTCCACCGGAGAACGCAAGCGCAACTTTTTTGCCCTGCTTAAACGTATCGCGTATTATCTCCTGCGCCTGTGCGATTTTTACTTCAATCGGCTGCGCCTGCATTGCCTGTAATTCTGCGTATGTATATATGCTCTGCTTTTTCATGTGTCCTCCTTGCCGAACCTTGATACTGTTACGGCTATCGGGTATGGCTTCATGTGGTTGGCTCGTCCATACGGGCGCCGCAAGATGGGTTATTTTCCTTTAATGCAGCTTCGGCGGCTTCGCGGGTATAAAACACTTTTTCATTAACATCATCTTCGGTAAATGAACCACCCCACGGTGCTTTTTCAGCCGATACCCAAAAATATGTTTCTGCTACTGTCACATTGCACTTTAATGGGCGTGGAGGTTTAGTTGCGTTTATAACCCATACTTCGCTATCGACAGCAACGGGCATTATATATATTTTCCCCTCACGTTCGGCTTTGCATAATTCCTCAAGGCGTTCTACCGGAATGTTTCCAAGCGCTTTTAATGCTCTGCGTAAATCGTTTTCGTTCATGTTGTCCTTTCTGCGGCATTGCCGCTGTCGGTTGGCAGGGCGGGTTTTTTAATCTCGACCGTGCAAATAGTGTCATTTTTGCTACCACCATGGGCTATAATAAGTAATTTTGTCATTGAAAATCCTCGTGTTTTTCCAACTCCATTACTGTTCCAACCAAAGCATATTGCTTTACCACCCGGCTTTAATATGCGTTTTATTTCGTCCAGGTGTTTTGCCCTCCAACTACTTTGTGTAGTTTCTTTCGTTACCTCAATTTCGTAACCACGATAACATTCTACCACTTGACGAGTTGAATATGGAGGATCGTATAGCACGCCATCAACGCTTTCATCGGCAAACGATTTTAAGAAATCAAGAGCGTCCATGTGCGCGTCAGCCGGAATATCTTGATTTAGGTCATTAATTATTTCGGTTGGTAATAACCTAACTCCACCACTAAACGGGTCAACCCATACCCCGCTTTCTACCTCGGTATATAATAGAGATTTTATGGGATGTATAGAAAATGTCGCACTGTTTGGCATTGCCCATACTCGGTTAATGTTCATGCATCACCTCTGTCGGTTTGCGGGGCGGGAAACGAGGGGGAATAGGCAAGCGGCAAGATCAGGATTTTTACGCACGAACTCTGTATAGCTATCGTATTTACCTCCCGCAATGCCATCGTCCCACGTAAAACGACCGTCTTTATATTCATAGACTTTACCCTGCGTCATGAATACGCCGGACGCATAATCATTAATGCAATAAAATAATATTGGTTCGGGTGCTGGAGTTGGTTCTGACTTGTCCGGCGCGGGTTTCGGCTGTTCGGCGGGTGCGAATGGGTAATCGATTATTGTATATCCGATGCTTATGTAATGACCTTTATCACAATAGCTTACATTGTTTGTATAACATGTGTTTTCTTTATAGTGCGACCATAAGCTGTATTTTTCTAAGTCATCGCCGCTTACCCATTTCAACCCATGCGCCTTCGCTTCTTTCAAAAACGCTATCGCCTTTTCCTCTGTATCGCAATGGACGGCGATTTTATCTGTTTTGAAAGCGTCCCAATCAAATGTTGTATTCGGTGGTTCGGGCTCTGCGGGTGTCGGCTTGTCCTGCTCTGCGGGTAGAAAATCGTTTGGCGCTCTCATTGCGCGGGTCAACGCTGCCGTTGCGGCGCTCTCAAACGATGCATATTTGTCCGTTTGCACCGTTGCGGAGCTTCGTGCGGTGGCGGTATTGTATGATGCGTATGTTTGGTTGCCGAATTTTTGTATAATAATTATTTCTGACATGTTATTTTTCCTTTCATTTCAACGCTTCACGCGCTGCATAATATAAAATTCCGTAAATTATCTGTCCTGTTTCACCGGGCTTGCAGAATGTCACCGTGATATTAAATCGAACCTGCCACGAGAGCAGAGAAGCAATAAGGCTTTTAGGTTCAAGCTTCGAGCGGTAATTATGTAGGAATATATCGCTCCAGCTTGCGTTTTCGATTATGAGATGTACTTTTGTGCCGTTGCACTTCGCGCGCTGAAATTCACGTTCAAAACGTTCTCGGTCAACTGTAAAATTTCCGGCGATTTCGTCAAGCCCATTCTTTTTTTCGATTACAACGTCATGTTCCAGTGTCATGTCTCCGATCATCGCGGAATAATCGCCCGTGTCGAGCTTTCGAGTTATATAAGCGATTTTGTTTTTATCGAAATATTCCGTTATATGTCCGTTCACTTGCTCTCGCGTGTCGGAAATGATGGTTATTTGTTTTAGCAGTTCGCCAATCTCTTTGTCTGTCCTATATTTTTTCATTACCACCTCAAGAAAACGAATGACAGTCCGACGAATCTTGTATGTACGAATGCCCGCACTTTTTACAAGTGTATGTATGCTCGTATTTATGCCTGTGCTGTACTTCGTAATCGTGTTCACATACTGCGAATTTGTAATACCGAACCGTGTTGTGCTCGCGGTCTGCCGATATAGCAAAACCCGAACCGTCGTCGTATATATAAAGGTTAGCTTGAATAAACGGTGCAGGCTTGCCATCGCGACGCATCATCTGTCGGAACTGTCGGTATGTGGGAGAATATATAAAGAAACTACTGTTTACAAACTGCGCTTCTATTAGTTCCTCCCAGTTGGGCGGGTAGTCGTTGAACCCACCCAACTGATTGAACAATGCAGGAATATGTAAATCAGTAATATGGATTATCTTATCCATATACTAGAATGGAAGATCGTCCGACGGGTCAAGCGTTTCCATCCTGCCGCCGATCTCCGTTACCGTCTGGCGTTCAGGCTTATCGCCCACCCATGCAGGCAACTTTTCTGCGCGTTTTTGGTCTATGTAATAGCCGACTTTGAGATAGCCGTTTTCGTTCTCCTTAAACCGCGCCGCACCGACCGCGCCCGTCCATGTGAGATAATTGAAATTGCCTTCCTCTATGCCCGTGCTGTCGAAGAACTGCGTCATTTTGCGGTTGAAGTATTCGCCCTCAACAATGTAATCGTTGACTGTGAATGTCGCACCGTTGGGTTTAAGCGTGATAACGACCATCTGCTTGCCAGTTTTTGAGGTTTTTTCTTCTGCTGATATTACCGCGAAACGGTGATCTCCTGCACCTGCGTTGCTTGATTCTTCTCTTGTGTAATTAAAGGCCATTATTATTTTTCCTCTTTGTCTTTCCACGGCATTTGTTCGCCGTAATATTTATTTGATATGTATTCTTGTTTATCTATTGGTAAAGTGTTTATGCGCTCGTGCGCTTTGTCTTGCTTTGCCTTGCGTTCATTCGCTGTGCAGTGAAAAGGGCAATTGTCCGGGCATTCGTACCGCATTAGCGCACGGCATTTTCGTGATTCACGATATACGCATGTGCCTATTGTCATTAATATTTAGACCTCCAATTTTCACGATACACTTCCATGAGATTCATGCGATCAAGAAAGTCCATGAAGTGTTTTATCGTGCGCTCGATTGGTTCAACGTCGTCGGGGTAGTAGGTTTCACGGTAGACGTATTCGCCGTCGCAGATGAGATATGTGAAACTTCTCGCTTCGGGCACGAGCGCAAAATACATGGGGTGCTGAACGCTGCTGAAATATTTTCCCACCGAATACGTTTTGGAATATTTCGTATCGTATATCTGTCCGGCAAGAAGATAGTCCAGCTTGCCGTATAGCACGAAGTCTAAGCCGTTCACCGTGATGTTTTTTGAAAGTTTAACTTGCTGTTGCGAACCTGCCAATATTCCGTATAACTGGGTAATAGGCTTATACCATTCGTGCGACGGATCAATTTCCGCGCCGTCCAACACAGCATTAAGATAATTTTCAAAGCGAACGCCTTCGAGCATAGCCCTTGTCTGCTGAATTGGCTCACGGCGTAATGTTTTCAAAAAATCGTCGTAATCATCGTCCAACACAAGCCCCCATTGCCACGCGGAGAGGAGCGACTGCGTTATTAGTAATGGCTTATCATGCTTTTGCGACATATCGTTTTTCCGACGCGCTATACGTCCAATCATTGTCAGCCATCTTGCGTTTAAACGCCGCTTCGAGTTCCTTTTGGCTTGTCAGCGCGTGTGCCATCTTGCGGATATCGTTTAGCACATCAAGTGCTTTTTCCGGCGCGTCCACGCTTTCAATTAATGCTCGTCCGGTTTCCATTGCCTTTTCGTAATCTTCTTGATATTGCTTTGTAGACGCGGATTCTGCGATAAGCGCCGCTTTTACTTGTGCAAACAATTTTGTAAGGAACATGTTCGGCTCGCCGTCTTTTAGCTCCGGCACTTTTACAAGTCCTTTTATTCCATATGCAGCTTTTGCGCTGTACTGTGATGTCGGCGAAAATCCTAAATATCGCTCACCGTTTTGGATGAACATATGCGCGCCTAAATCCGCAGGCTGCCATACAAGGTTACGCGCCGAACCCTCACACACAAGCTCATATGTAATGCCTTCATCGGCTTTTTCTTTGCTTTCGTGAAATAACAATACTACGTTAAATTTCTTCCGTAACTCTGCAAACAATCGCAGAAATTCAGTTTTAACTATTCCAAACCCCTGTAAACTGAAACCACCGCTTGTTTTGCTTGCTTTAGGATCGTTACGGATCGCCCAATCTTTGAGCATGTCAATCAATGCGCCGCCTGTATCGATAACAATCGTCTTATAAACGCCCTCGGCGGCTTGTATGTCCGAAAGCAATTCTTCGTATGTTTTACACATAGCTGTGTCTTTGCGGTGTGCAGGGTTTACTCTCGCCATGCCCTCATCTGCGTCTATAAGCATCACATCAGGTGCAGAGAGCGCGATAGTCGTTTTACCAACGCCGGGTGTTCCTGCTATAATCATAATGATGTTTTTTTCGCTAAAATTCATGGATTCAGGTTTTACAATTGCCATTCGTTTACTCCTTGACATTAATTAATATTTGTGATATAATACTGGTGGTATATTTATTTGCATTAGTCGCCCATCTCCACGGGCGGCTTTTTTTATGCGAAAACGTTAACTTCGAAACGAACCTTTTCGCCATTGTTGTTACCCTCGACTATCGCGTTACCTGTTTTGTCGGCGTATACGCTTTCCACCGATACGCCAACTATCGACGCGGCGCGTATCATCGTTTCTGCAATTGACAACAATGCTTTTTCTTTGCGTTCCTCCGGTGTTGCGGAAACGATTGCCGCGCCCGGATTGGCGCATTTGCCATGGTGGCGTCTTATGTTTGCGGCGGTCATTGCGCTTATGCGCTCCGCTGTTGCGATTTGTGCGTTAGACCATCCCTTGTCGATATAGTCTAATATGCGCTGTCTAAGCGCGTTGTCAAAGTTCTTTGCCATTTTTATTTCCTCTCGTATAAATTATTTGTAATTCCCAACCGTGCCAGCTCCGCGAAAGCGATTATTGCCGTCCACGTGAGGGCGCATTGTGCTGCGTTAAACCCGCCGGAGATGCCCATCAAGGCGACAATTATTATTAAAAATCGCTCCACCACGCCGACCGCGCGGGTTAAGGCTTTTTGCGTATAACGGCGTTGATTAACGCTATAAACACTATTACGACTAACGCAATTGACACGGTCAACGCTATATCTATTAGTGCCATTCATAATTGCCCTTTCTTTATAATTCGTCTGCATAACCATGTGCTTCCGCTATCCGCCGATATGCTTCTCGGCTTATGTAAAACTCACTTATGCCGTTCAAACCGTCTGTAACCGCTTCGACATATTTGTTGTGGCATATGGTGTATCCTTTTATTACAGCTTGCTTGTCCGGCTTTCGAGCGAGTATTGCGGCGGAGCGGCGCTTTATCGCGGGTATCATGTAGGCTGGCGCTGTTGTGCTCATGTTACACCTCCTCACGCATTGGCGCGTATTAGCCGCTTGCGGTAGTCGTCCATGCGGTGTAGTGCGTGCGCCGCTTTGAGCCTTGCGTATGTCGCTGTGTCGATACCGGCTCGTCCGGGCTTATATTTGCGGCTTGCTTCGTCTACTGCGATGCGTTCAAATGCTGCGATATCTTCGCGCCGCCATACCGTGCGACTGGGGTATCGTGTTACAATGTCGCGGTAGATGTCTTGATATAGGTCGTTCATTTTGTTTTCGTTCCTTATGCTGTCGCTTCAGGCAATAAAGGCGCGTTATACCGTTTACACATATACCATTCGAGTGTCCGTTTGCGTTGTTCGTAATCTGGTACAGACAACAGCAAACCAACATCTACTTTTTGTAATGTTTCAAGTTTTTCTATTTGCTCTTGCGTAAGATATGGGCGTATGCTCTCGCCTTTTTGTATACCGTGTTCTTCGCGGAATTGTTTAGCCGTTTTTCCGATAACCAGTTTATTGAGCATGTCGCATTCGTTGGAGAAGTGATACGGTTGAGGATTGTCGTGAATCAGTTTTATATTTGCTGTTAAAAGCGGGAATTCTTTGCGCGTTGTGACAATGGTTTTTATTAATGTTTCCATTTCGTTGAAACGCTTTATGTAAGCTTCTTTGAATTGCATTGCTTTAGCGCCTGTGAAACCCATTGCCAGTAAAATGAAACCATCCCGTGTCATAGCGTAACAGGGTTGCTTTTTGTTTTGTTCGTTGAGGTATGAGGACGGCCAGAAATTCGACCGTCCGAATTCTTCGCTAAGTCCACTTTTCGGCTCAGTGATTTTACGTATAGATTCAAGAATGTGCTTATGTTCTTTATCAAACGCTTGTGCTACAAATCTACTATCCACTCTCGCGGTGTCTTTTCCGTCTGCGAATATGCCGTGGTCGTTCATCGGAATTAATTCTTTCATTTTGCTGTCCTTTCTTTTTCTTGTAATTCGAGTTCCTTTAATATTGTGTCTGCCATCTCAATGGTCTGTTCTGCACACGCTGTGCGGTCTTTTCCTGTGCGTGCTGCCGAAAACTCTTGTATTCGCATCGCTCTGCCTGTCCGCTTGTTACATTCAGTAAGCAACTCTGTCATGGTGATTCCGAATACCGCCGCACGCGATTTGATGTTATAGCGCTCGTATTTGGGCTTAAGGTTGATATTATCACCTCCTTTATTTGGAAAATAATTTACAAAACCCCTTGACAAATTCACAGGTTGTGTTATAATAGGTGATGTTCAGGCAACTACATAACACTTACCCCGACTTATTGTCGGGCGCTATTATTATCTTCGGGTATCCGTACAATAACGGACTGCAAGGAATAATATTAGCCCCGGCTTTTATAGGGGCGCACACGGAGCGAAAGTTTTTTATAAAAACCACACGCTTCCGTGCTCTTCTATTACATTATAACTCGTCAAAACGAATTTGTCAATACAGTAATACGAATTATTTTTGTGAACATTTTGTTATGTATTAATAATGCAAATTTATATAACCAAAATATTATTGCGATCAAATAAAGAGGTAAGTATTATGTTTCATGAAAAATTAAACAATTTATGCGCTGAAAAAAGTATAACGATAACTGCATTATTAAAAGAATTAAAATTAAGCACATCACTAGGCACACAGTGGAAAAACGGTTCTATGCCAAGCGCAGAGGTTCTATCGATGTTTTCTGATTATTTCAATGTATCAATAGATTACCTTCTGGGAAAAGACGACATAAAAAAACGCCCCACCCCCGAAGAGGTAGAGCGCTTTAATGAGTATTTAAAAAACGACGATTTTAGAGAACTTATGGATTTATTAGCAAATCTCCCGAATGACGAGCTGACAAAGATTGAGGAGCAAGCTCATCGGGCGTTGCTTGCGGTACAATCTGACACAAAGCGTCTTTCGAAACAATAAGCTGTTCTATTACGCCAGGAGAGTAATATGCGATTTTCTGTAACGCTATACCGAGCATAATAATTCTGTCATCGTATGTATTGCTATTCTCGCCCACTATCTATATATCCTCCAATATATTAAATACGAATATAAATGTCAAATAACGAACTTCTGTTCGTATTTCATTATACTACAACACGGTAATGTTTGTCAAGTGAAAAATATCCGATTGTTCGGAAAATTATTATTTTTAGCAATCTTGTGTTTCATAACACTATTATAATATAAATAATGGAAGAAACTAATAATTGTTTATGAATAACTAATTAATATAAAATTTGAAAATAGGACAAAATGGTGCAAAATATTGAAATAAAAAAATGTTTACAATTGGTTGTTTCCCCGTCATTTAAATAATAACAACGAAATACCGTTTTTGCAATCAGTCATAAAGATTTAACATATATTATTTATAAAATATTGGAGGGTTGTTATGCTACTGGTTATAAATGCACCACGGAGGACAGGGCAATGCCTAAAGTAGTAATTAATCGTGGTAAAAATCACACCGAGCGTAAATTAATCAGCGAGCGCACCGACGAAATAAACGCCAGCATTTGCTCCAAGATAGGTGTAGAACGTTTTATTCGGCTGATAGACATAGCGCAATATCTTGAATGTGATTATAGCACCGCGTGGAAGTATATGCACGAACAACCACAATACAACCTTCCGCGCGTGAAACACGCTTGCGGGACGAAAAAATATCGAACTATCGACGTTGCACGTCGGCTGGCGGAACTTGAAGCATTCCGAAGATAATAAATGAGGACGATAATATGAAAAAACGAGCCGACGGGCGCTATGTAGAAACAATAACCATTGATGGTAAACGCCGTTTTATATATGGCAAAAGCCCAGCCGAAGTGAAAAAGAAACTTAAGGCATATGAAGTAGAAAAAGAGACGGGACCGTTGTTCCGAGACGTTGCCGAGAAATGGTGGAAAGAATATGAACCAACATTGGCGCGCAATAGCTTATCTTGTTTGACACCAGCATATAAAAGGGCGCTGGGTATGTTCGGTGATAAATATATTCGCGAAATACGCACCGCAGAAATAGCGAAATATATAAACGACTTCGGCAAGACGCACGCGATGAAAACTACATCTAATCAATTGTCTATATTGAGAATGGTGTTTCGCCATGCTGCGTTGGAGGAAATAATCGATATAAGCCCTGCCAGTGTTGTGAGTGTTCCAGATGGTTTGAAAAAGAAAAGGCGCGAGCTTCCCTCTCCTGCCGAATTAGATGCCGTAAAAAAATCTATTGATTGTACGGGCGGTTTGCTTGCATATTTTATATATTATACTGGATGTAGACGCGGAGAAGCATTGGCGATGCAATACGGCGACATTGACCGCGAAAACAACGTGATACACATCCGAAAATCGTTATCGTCATATCTAGATAAAAACGAAATAAAAACACCAAAAACCGAAGCGGGAAAACGCACGGTCGTGCTACTTGACAACCTTAAAAAAGTTTTACCCATCGGCGCAAAAGATCAATATATATTCACTAATGCTAATGGTGGTTTAATAAGCACTTCGGAATTTAGGTGGTTGTGGATAAAATATAGACGCGAATCTGGAGTGTCGTTGTCACCGCACCAGCTCCGTCACGGCTTTGCAACCCTGCTTTATGAAGCGGGTATCGGTATACTTGAAGCAGCTCGTATGATGGGGCACACAACTAAAGAAATGACCGAGTATTATACCCACATCACCGACAAGCAATTGCAACTATCGCGGGACAAGCTAAACAGTTTTGTGTCAGGTAGTCAAAATGTAGTCAACAAGCGGAAATATCGCTTTGTTAGGCAGATAAGTTGAGAGTTCGAATCTCTCTCTCTCCGCCAAATAAGAAATAAGCCTATCAAGCACTAATCCGCTTGTTAGGCTTATTCTTTGCTCATAAATGCCTGTTGTAGTCTGTGCATGTGTGGGCGATAATGTGTAACCCCTGTTGTCAGAATGTAGTCAAAAAAAACGAGAGCCAGAGCCCCCGTTTTATTTTTTTTATTTATTAATCGCCAACACCGCAGCTTCAATCATCGCCCTCGCCGCGTCGGTGGTGTCGTCGAGATTAACATATATGCCTTTCGCTTCAAGCGCCTTGACAACGTATTCGAGTTTCTCTTGTCCACGCCCTGTGCCCTTGTATATCTGCTCTGCGGCATAGACGAGTGTGCCGATCATTGTCTGCATTGCGGCGCGTTGCTCTGCCGTGGTTTTAGATTTGATGTAAGGTGCGAGTATGTATGTCCAGAGTGCGCCGAGGATAGCGACTACGCATAGGACAATTGGAGTAATGTCAGTCATTTAAATTATTCTCCTTATTATATTTATGTTCTTTTGCCAGTTCCATAAGCTTTATAATACCGCCTGCGATGATCTCAACGCCACAAGCCGCAAATACGCCAGCAATAAGCGCTGTTGGTTCTTCTCTTGTGATGCACCATGCGACGAAACATGCGACAGTAAAAGCGGCAAGGAAAAGGAAAATACTATTGAGCAACTTTTTGAGATATCTCATAATTTTTCAAGGTTCGACGCGTCAACCGCCGCAGTGACCGCTTTGTTAAACCCGATTACGACACGCGTACCGCTAACACTCAACACGTCATAATCATCGCGGTATACAACGAACGTGCCGCCGCCGTATAGCTTGCCCAACTTTGCTTTGCCTGATGGTGTGGTATTTTTTACACGAACCTTGTCACCGAGCTTGATTGTAGGAGCAGAAGCAGGCGGTGCAGGAGTAGGTTTGTTTTCCGGCAATGCCATATATCCATAGTTAATATCAACATGATTCTTGATACCGTCTACCACGCCTAAACCTATTTGCCATATCGTAGGCTTACCATGCGCGATGTTCACGCTCTCCGGTTTAACCTCGCTCCATGCGATTGGCTTGTCCACGCCTTTCATCCACTGTGCAAGCCACAGAGCATAGCCCCTTAACTCACTCCAGTTGACGCGTGATGTGATGTAATCGACGTTAGTATAAATGCCTACCCCATACCCAGCGGCGCGTATACGCTCACAGAACGCCTTGTGGATGGCTGTGCGGGACATGCGGGTGTATACCGCGCCTTTCTTTGCACCGTAAACTTCGGAATCGTACTCAAAGTCAAAGTACACGCCTAAGTCGATTTTATACGGCTTGATCAGCTTAAGGCAATGATCGGCTTCTTTCGTTGCATCGGCGGCAGACAGCGCGTAGGAGAAGTAATATATGCCGACTGTAAGCCCCGCCGATTGTGCGCCTTTTATGTACTCTTTGAATTTGCGGTCGTCTATGCATCCGTAACCACAGCGGAGCATAACAAAGTCAATGCCAGCAGCTTTTACCTTGCGCCAGTCGGTGACAACGTTGTTATGTGATATGTCAATGCCTTTGTATGCCATTTAATTTTCCCTCCTTAGTGGTAATTCCATTACATCTTCCATTTCGGCATCGAGGTTGCCGTTTCCATCAAGGTCTTTGTGGTATACTTTGTGCATGGCGATGAGGTCTTCCCGGTCTGTATACGATATTTCCCCAGCGGATATGTACACCCGGCACAGATAGCGTATGCGTTCACGGAGCATCACTCGCATTGCGATTTCTACTGTGGATTTTTTCTTGCCAAAGTGCGAGATCAGAAATTCTGCGAATTTTTCTATTGTGATTATCAACGATGCAGCCAGCCCGCCGCCGAGGATTGTTTCCCACATTAATTTGTGTCCTCCGTTTTATATTGGATATTCCGCTATGTATGTGCCGGATATTTTCGTTATTTTCACGCGCTGACCCACCGTAAACGTAATAGACTTGTTATACTTGTATTTTTTCTTCGCCGCTTCTGTTTCGCCGTCGAATTGCAGCGTTAATCCGTCCTCCGCCACCGCTATTACCGTTGCAAAATTGCGCGGCGTGGGCGGCGCCAGCTCGGCGGCTAGGCGGCGTTGATCTTGATAGGTTAGCACTGCACACCTCCGTTATTTCGCGCCGGATTCGCCCTTGCGCGGCTGCTCGATAATGTATTTGTATTCCTCGATTGTGATGATACCTTTATAATAAGCCTGTTTCACAAGCTCTTTATTCCACAGCCCATCTGTGTAATTTTTTAATACACGTTTGTAATTCATGCCAGCACCTCCGTTTCGTCGGGATCGTCCATGTTAATGTTCGGGCTTGCGAGCATGACTTGCGCTTCGAGCGCGGCAGCAATGCGTTCTTCTGCTGTTGATTCTTCGTCGGCGGCAGGAGGGTTGTCCTCGAATTGCTCAATAGCGGCGATTACTTCATCGTCGCTCATGCCGTCTGTGATGTTCGCACCTTGCTTTTTATAAAATTCTTTTGTTGCGTCGAATTCCATAAACACGCCGCCGTTGATTATGCCACTGCCTACAATTACTTTTACAGTTGGTATTGCAGCCCACGGCGCTTTATCTGCTATGTATTCCTTTGCCGTCCAATGGTTTTTCCCGCCCTTTTCCTTGCCGGGTGTATAAATATCGCTGGATTTGTCCCATATTTTATATCTTGGCATATTATTAATCTCCTTATATAATTAAGCATAAACATACGCGTCTACTGCCGCCGAGGAAGCGCCATCAAGACCTCCGCCGAATAAAGCATAATTGCCTACACTGGCGGCTGACAAATATTGTCTTGCCGCAGAAAGTACGGTTGGTGTTGTGCGGGTTAGTGCCGTGTCATATGCATCCACTACGGCGGAGCGTGCCGCGCCATCATATCCT